TGTAATGGTGTCATAGATGCAGTTGCTGTAACAGCAGGATTGTTTATTGATACATGACAATCAGTAGTCGCATATAATCTCACATACCTTACCTGTCCTGATATAGCAGAACTATTAGCAGCAGTACCTGTGTAATCTACCTTCTGGACCGTTCCTGTTAATTTGTAATACATAATGTTCCTTAAATGTTCTAAAGGGGGAGACTAGCTCCCCCGATTAGATTATTGGTTAATGTCGAGAAGAATACCGTGTGCGGCTTCGTTTCTCATTTCAAGTGTGTACTCACATAAAAGTTGTTTCTTCTCAGAGTCGCCAGTCTTTGCAAGATCAGCAAGTTGGAAGTCTCTTAAGTAAGCAGTTGCCATCATATCTCTTTGGATAAGGAAAGCATTACTTTCACTTGTAGTTGCCATTACCCTGTTTGGTACTACTTTAAGATCACCGAAGTCTGAGCTATAAACATCTATAGCAGCGAATTCAGTTTTCTTTTCAGCTTGACCAAATCTAGTAGTGTTAGCATTGAAACCAGATACTGTTTGCTTCACAGATGGTGGGCAAACTAACATATCCATTTCTCCGCCAGCTTCGTAAACCTCTTTAACAACTGTTTTAAGAATTGTTTCAGTAAGGTCTCTATCTGTACCAGAGTTAGGTAAATCAGTTCCAGAGCCAGTAGATAATGAACCAGAAGTTCCTGCATCACCGTTAGTAGCAATCCATGTAGGAATAGATCCTAATGCTCTAGCAGCAGTAGCAGAACCTACAGCTTGAACTTGACCTTTAATAAGGGCAAATTCCATATCTTTCTTCAACTCTTTAGATTTCTTAGCTATTTGGTAACTCATTTCATCAGCACGTCCAGCTGAATCTACAGCTGATTGTGTGCCAGAAAGAGCAACTACTTTGTCAGAAATTTGAGTATAGTTGAATGCTCTTGTTGTTGCACTCATTGCATCAACAGTTGCTTCATCACCTTCGATAACTGCGTTAGCAGCAGGTGTAGCAAGACTGTCTAATTGCCATTCATGCTTTGTCGACTTAGCCACAGAACGTGGGATAGCCGATAGGATAGGAGTATCTTCAGGAGATATATTATAGATAATATCAACTAAATCTTCTCTAATCCCAGTAGTATCGTACGTATCGTACAAGTTTGTTGGTTGTGCCATATTGGCCTCCTAATTAAAGATAGTCTCTAAAAACTTTCGCAGCATCTCGTACTCCTCCAGATTCTTTAAGACGGTTGATTTTTTCCTTTTTAAGCATAGCGACTTGTTCAGCGTTTGTTTTTGGTGAGCCAGACTTAATTACCTTAGGAGCATTAGCGACTTTCTTTTTTATCTTAGGATTAGCACGTCTAATCTTATCATATGCTAAAGCATCTCTAATTAATAAGACTTGTCGTGAATCATAGATAGTATCTATTTCACTACTATTAAAGCCTTGTCTTTGAAGATACCCCTTCATATCAGTTTTTAATTTACTGGCTTTACCAGGGTCGTTAAATTCTGGTACTAATGAAAGTACTTTAGATTGTTCGCCTTGTATGAACTTTTGTAGCTCTACTTGTTGAGCTTGTTGAGTTTCATAGTGAATCCTTTGAAGGTTATCTGCACGTTTTCTCATCTTATGTTCAAGCTTACTAGCTTCAACAGGATCATCTTCGTATAGTTTTTCAAAGTCTACGTTGGCATACTCTTGTTGTAATTGCGCCTGCGCTGCTGAATTCAAATCATTTAGCTTAGCGAGTTTTTGATTAATCTCGTTTTGAGATTGTTGAAGTGTTTGATCAAGCCTTGATTTCTCTAAGGACAAATCTTGTTTACTTCTAGTGTAATCAGCTTCTCGTTGGTATCCCTGAAGTAGTTCATCAAGGGTGACCTCCATTGATTTACCCTGTACTTTGACATGGTATGTAGGTTCCTCTGAACTTTCATTTTGAATATCTTCTTGAGCTTCATCTTGAGCTTCCGTTGTTTGTTCAACTTCAGCTTCTTCTTCAGTCCTTTCAATGTCCGCATAAGGTACATCACTAGGATTTACTGTTTCATCAACAGGTGTCTCAGTCTTTGTTTCCTGAGGTTCTGTTTCGTTTGTTGGTTCTGATGGTGTATTACTATTAGTCATTAGACCTGCAATAGTTTTTCCAGCATCAAGAACATTCATAGCTTCATCAGCCATAATACACTCCTTTGTTGGTTGGTGTTATTTAAAGCACTCCTGAACGGTTGGTGCTATTTTTTCTTGCGTAGTTCTTCTAATTGTTTACTAGCAAGTACTCCTGTTTCCATTACGGAACGGAAGTGGTTTTCAAACTTACCTAAAATTTGATATGCAAGGTAGATCTTTGTCCTTGCTAGTTCATCATTTGGTCCTGTTTGAAATATTGCATTAGAGTATGACTCCTTTAGAATTTCTAAAGACTCTATAAAGAGTTCATCATCTAGAATATCTTTAGCTCTTTGGCCCCTGCTTATTTCCCTTGTTAGATCCGACATCTATTTCTATAAAAGTATCACTACTTGGTTGTGGTTGTTTAGGTGCTTGTTGCATACCTTGGTTAGGTTGTAGCAGATTCTTAGTTGCCTGGTCAAGCATTTGTTTATTAGATTCTGAAATACCTTTCATCTTAACAGATTCACGCTTAATAGCTTTCTCATCTATATCAGCTTCATACTTCATTTCTAATTCTTTGATCTTAGCTTCGAAGTCTAATATCATTTTTTGGTATCTTAATTCAATCTCACGCATTCTATTTTCGTATTGCATCTGAGCTTCAGCTGCTTTTTGTTGTGTTTGAATTTGTGATACTTTCTCAAACTCAGTAGGTTCTTTTTCTCTAGCTGGTGGCATTTGTTTTGCACCAACTTGTGGATCAGTAAAGTATGAGTCTACATCTTTCAGTCCTGCATTCTCTACAATCTTAGATAAAGTATTATAAATGTTATTCATGTTTACTATTGGTCCATGAGGTGAGCCTTGTAACTTGATTCCATCTATTTGTTGTCTTAAGATTTGATTAAGAATAGATAGCTGTTGATCTCTTGAACCTGTACCTAATCCAACTTGAATACTTACATTGCAACGATCTCTCCACTCCATAGGATTCATTGGAATGAAATCATTTCTAATTTTAACAATACGTTCTTTATCTTGATACTTAACAACTAATTCAAATATCTTCTTGAATAAATCTTTAACACCTGTCTCTGCAAATATTCTTGCAATCAATTCTATTCTCATTTGTGATTGAGATAAGATTGTATTAATACCTGATGCAGTTTTGTTTAAGCTATCAGTATCCATACCTTGATTGTATTTAGTAATACCGCTTCTGTTTTCTTTAACAGTATCTAAGTACTCAAGTAATGGGAACGCTTGGTTATTAATAGTTTGTGTAGTCATTGGCATCATGACTTGTCCTGGAGCTGCTTTAGTTCTTACTACTCCGCCCGGTCGGTTAGTCAATAGATCTTCTAAATTAACTTGACCATCCATTACAGCAACTCTGTTGTTGTTTGTAAGATACATATTATCTAGTATCTGACGCATAACAGTAGATTTAATTAACTGAATATCTTCAACTAACTCTGAAACAGATCTACCATAGAATCTATGTGGTACTGCTATTGGAGTAACAGAACAGAATGGTTGGTTATCAACTATAACATTATCAAGAATAGTATAACTCTCATCACCTGATGATGTAATCTTTCTTAGTTCTGCTATGCCATCTCCATCTTGATCTATTTTAATATAAGATTCGCAAACTACTATTTCATCTGTTGCTTCATCTGCTGATTCAGAAGTATAATCGTTATCTATATTCCTATGCCTTACATTTTTTTCAGGATTATATTTTAGGTTATGTTCTTTAGGTAAAGCGTAAACAGTTTCATAATCAAAACCCATTTCAATCAATTCACTTCTAGTCTTTGTAGTACGATGACATACAAAGTTCGCATCTTTTAAAGTCTTAGCACGTCTTTCAATTAAGAATTCTTCTGGTGGTATTGCTTCAAACTTAACTTGTCCAAATGTTTCTTTACGAGTAATAACTACATCATGTAATTTAGGAACAGGTATTTCTCTTAATTGTTGTTCCATAAGATCTGCACTTAATTGATCTCCTGTAGCATCTATTTGTTCTTTAATGTTTGCCTTTTGTTCCTTAAATGTTTCGTCTGCGTACTCAGTATGTTCTTTTACTTCTACACCATCTTCATCAAGTAGCATTGTGAATTCAGGATCAGATAATCTTTCATAAGATTCTTGTTTAGAATTCTCTGAAGTATCCCAATATACTTTTACAATTCCATTCTTATGTAACAATGCATCTTTAAACATCGCATACAATGTAGTAAAA